AACCCCGCGCCCGACAAAGCTTGTTAAAGACCTTATCGCCCGCGACACCACGATAGTCACACGCGGATCAACATTCGACAACGCTGAGAACCTATCGCAGTCAGCTTTGTTAGAAATGCAGACTCGCTACGCTGGCACTCGTTTAGGTCAGCAAGAGCTATATGGCGCAATCCTTGATGACAACCCCGGCGCTCTCTGGCAACGCGCACAGATTGACGAAACTCGCGTGACAACAGTTCCGCCACTTATGCGCATTGTCGTAGGAATTGACCCCGCCGTTACTTCAGGCGAGGAATCAGACTCCACCGGTATTGTCACCGCAGGAATGACGGCAGACGGTCACTATTACATCTTGGCAGACGACACTCTTAAAGCCAGCCCCGATGCTTGGGCAAGAAAAGCAATCAACGCCTTTGAACTACATAAAGCAGACCGCATCATCGCAGAAACGAATAACGGCGGCGATTTGGTAGTTCATCTTTTGCAACAAGTTAATCCGAATGTGCCAGTTAAGAAAGTGACGGCTACTCGCGGCAAAGCAGTTCGCGCAGAACCTATCGCCTCACTTTACGAACAAGGCAGAGTTCACCATGTTGGATACTTTGCAGATTTAGAAACAGAGATGTGCGAGTGGGAGCCGGGCGTAAGTCTGAAATCTCCTGACCGCATGGATGCCCTAGTGTGGGCGCTTACAGAATTGAGTGAAGGCTCGGCAACAATGACCGCATTGGCAGCAATGGCGGTGTTCTGCCCAAATTGCAAGATGCCAGCCCCCAAGTCCAGCCGTGTATGTCCTCGTTGCGGTTCAGTTATAGGAGATTCCCATGCCAGCACAGTCGCTCAGCCAAACGCCTGATCCGCTTAACCTGACTCTCCGCCAGAATCAGAACTGGACTATTGGATTTAGCTACACCGATGCAACAGGCGCGACAATTAACTTAACAGGTTACACACCTATCTTGCAGTTCCGTACATCGGCGCTCGCCAAGACAACTGCGCTTGCTTTGACGACTGCTAACGGCATTACTTTCAACCCAACAACAACCCCACAGGTGCAAATCGCTACTGCGGTGAATGTTGCACCGGGCAAGTACGAATGGGATTTAGTTCTTCAAGGCTCGACAGGAAATCTTTATCTTGGTCGCGGCATTGTTCAGGTTGATGCTGAGGTGTCGCGTTGAGTGATATCATCAATGTTCAAGCTATAACCCCTATCATCACCGTTGCTGCTGCTGGTATCAACGGACTTCAGGGTGTTCAGGGCATCCAAGGGCAATCCTTGCAAGGTCAGACTGGAAGCCAAGGCACACAAGGCTTATCCGTTCAGGGAACGCAAGGCACACAGGGTCTTTCTATCCAAGGACAAGTCGGCCCACAAGGAACGCAAGGTATCCAAGGTCTTTCGATTCAAGGAACGACCGGAACGCAAGGAACGCAAGGACTTTCTGTTCAGGGAACGACTGGCGCACAGGGAACTCAAGGACTTTCGATTCAAGGAACGCAAGGCGTTCAAGGATATTTTGGAAATCAAGGCACAGTTGGCTCACAAGGTACGGTCGGACAGACTGGTTCACAGGGCACGACTGGGCAGACTGGCTCTCAGGGAACTGTCGGCTCAACTGGTATTCAAGGAAGCGTTGGAGCGACTGGCGCACAAGGCACTCAGGGAACAGTTGGTATTCAAGGAGCAGTTGGACAGACTGGCTCTCAAGGCGCAGTTGGATCAGTTGGCTCTCAGGGAACTCAAGGCACAGTTGGACTTCAAGGGCAAGTCGGCTCACAAGGCGTTCAGGGGCTTCAGGGTCAATCTATTCAAGGCGCGCAAGGTGTTCAGGGATTAGTTGGCGCGGGCGGAACGATTGCTTATTACGGATCGTTTTATGACACGACAACTCAAAGCGCCACATCTGCCAATACTGCGTATGTTCTCGGTATCAATACCACCGCAGAATCTCGCGGCGTATCTATCGTTTCTGGCAATAAAATTACTGTTGCTAATCCCGGCACATATCAAATAGATATTTCTGCTCAAGTGTATATCAACGGCTCGGGCAACGCTAACTTCTGGCTTCGTAAAAATGGAACAGATATGGTTGGTTCTAATAGCGAAGTTTCTACTTCTAACCAGAACAATTATGTTCTTTGCACCGTTCCGTTTGAAATGACTTTAGCTGCCAATGATTACATTCAAGTAGTTTGGGCATCTAACTCCAGTAGCGCGCAAGTTCAATCACAAGTTGCAACAACAACACCTTATGTTTCACCTTCTGTTCCCGGTCTTATCGTTACCGTTCAAGAAGTCGCTTACGCTATTCAAGGCGCGACTGGAGCAACTGGAAGTCAGGGAACGACTGGAAGCGCTGGAACGCAGGGGCTTCAAGGCTCGGTTGGCCCACAAGGTGTTCAAGGCACGGTTGGTCAGACTGGTATTCAGGGTACAGTCGGCGCACAAGGTGCGGCTGGAAGCAATGGCGCGACTGGCGCTCAGGGAACAACTGGATCGACCGGCGCACAAGGTGCGGTTGGCTCGACTGGTATCCAAGGTGCGGTCGGTGCAACTGGAGCGCAAGGAACTGCTGGACTTAACGGAGCGCAAGGCACGGCTGGTATTCAAGGCGCAGTTGGAGCGCAAGGTGCAGTTGGTACTCAAGGAACTTCTGGCACAAACGGAACAAATGGTTCGCAGGGAACGACTGGAACGCAAGGAACTGTTGGCGCACAAGGTGCAGTCGGCGCACAAGGCCCAGTCGGTCTGCAAGGTGCAACTGGTCCAGGATTTGCAACTATCATCACAACTAAAGGTGACATTGTTGTTGGCAATCCTTCCAACGCTCCTGCTCGTTTGCCAATCGGCTCTAACACTTACCTTCTGACGGCTGATTCATCTCAGACCAACGGATTAAACTGGGAGCAATACCCACCAAGCGGAACTTCGTTGCCAACAGGTCTTTATGCTGGACAGTTGTTCTGGAATACGACAACAAATGCTCTGTATATATACAACGGAAGCTCATGGACTGTATTGACTCCAACTGCTTTACCAAGCGTTTCGGGCGGAACTCTTTATTCAGATTCAACTTATTATTACCGCGTTTTTACTTCAACCAACAATTTGGTCGTCAGCAACGGTTCGCTAATTGCCGATATTTTGGTAATCGCTGGCGGTGGTGGGGCAGGTACAGATAACTACTTTGACCGTCAGGCAGGAGGCGGTGGAGCTGGTGGAGTAATTTACTTTGCGGGACAATCTTTGACCCCTGGAACGTATGCAACAACTATCGGCGCTGGTGGGGTCGGTGGTAATGCTGGAACTTCTGTTGCAGCTATTGACACTAATGGTAAAAATGGCTCCAACTCCCAATTTGCTGTTTTAACCGCTGCTGTTGGTGGCGGATACGGTGGAGGCCATACAGGAACTGGTGCTGGTTCTGGAGCCCAGTATGGTAACGCAGGCGGCTCAGGCGGTGGAGGCTCTTCACAACCAGGCGGTGCATCCACACAGACTGGGACAGGTGCCACAGCTTATTACGGTAACGCTGCTCCAGATACGTCAGGAAGCGGTTACGCAGCTGGTGGCGGTGGCGCTGGTGCGATTGGAGGCTCAACAACACAAGCTGGTGGTAACGGAACAATCGCATTTTCTTCATGGCTTTCTGCTTGCTCACTAGGCGTTAACTCTGGTGGAACATATTACATAGCGGGTGGTGGTTCTGGTTGGAGTTACTACACAAAAGGTGTTGCTGGAGGCCTCGGTGGCGGTGGAGTTAGTGGTACTGGAGGAACTTCAAGCACAGGTTCAACAGGACAAGCTAACGGCGTAACTAATACAGGTTCTGGTGGTGGAGCGGCGCACTATGCAACTGCTGGTTCTGGTGGCTCTGGTCTTATTATCGTTCGTTATACCCATGCATCGGTAGGTGGATAATGACACGCTCTAGAGATTTATCTAACTCAGGTCGTTCAATCGGTACAACTGCTAATCGCCCTGCTTCTCCGTTTGTCGGCATGGAGTATTACGACACGACTTTAGGGCAGCTTGTTATTTATGGTTCTGGCGGTTGGGCGATTGCCGGAACATCTGGAGCCACTATCAGTACCAACATTCTCGTTATTGCAGGTGGTGGCGGTGGAGATTCAAGCCCCGGTACTGCTGGCTCTAATACTTCTGGTCAAGGTTTTTCTGGTGCGGCAGGTGTTGGTTCTTCTAACAACTACAACGGCGGCGGTGGTGGTGGTGCTAGTACCGCTGGTACTGCTGGCGCATCAAACGGTGCTGGTGGCGCAGGAACATCGGCTTATTCAACATTTGGTTCAGCAACTTCTACTGGTCAAAATGTCAGCGGAACTTATTACTACGCTGGTGGTGGTGGTGGTGGTAGCCAAGGTTCAACTTTTGGAACTGGTGGCAATGGTGGCGGTGGTGGAGCTGGTAACAACAGTTTAGGAAATGGAGCTGCTGGAACCGCTAACACAGGTGGTGGCGGTGGAGGTTGCGGTTACACCGGAGGTAATACTGGCGGTAACGGTGGCTCTGGTATCGTTATTATTCAAATTCCATCAAACTCGTCATTTACATCAACAACTGGCTCACCAACAGTTGTAACAAGCGGTTCTTACAAATACTACACATTTACTGGTTCAGGTTCAGTAACCCCATAAGGAGACAACATGGCACATTGGGCCGAAATAGATTCAAACAACATCGTCACCCGCGTTCTCGTTGTTGACAACTCAGTCACCGATGGCAATAAGTTTCTTTCCGAGGAACTTGGCTTAGGCGGTACATGGGTTCAGACTTCATACAACACTCGCGGCGGGGTTCACTACGGATCAGACGGTCAGCCTGACGGTGGCGAGCAAGTTGGATTCAATTATGCTGGCATTGGTTGCTCATGGGATGGCACAGGATTCGCCGCCCCACAACCTTTCCCATCATGGACATTGGATAAGACAACTTATCTCTGGCAAGCTCCAACCCCTATGCCAACAGACGGCAAGCTCTATTCATGGGATGAAGCCACTAAGTCGTGGACTGAGGTTGTAGCGAGCGCCTGATAAGCTACACAAATGAATTTAGTGCAAAAGGCGGTTGCACAGGGCGGTAAGTTAGCCCCACTAGCAATACCCGGAACATTCGGTGGCATGAACCCATCGGTCTTTATTGATCCAGATGGCGACATCCTCGTTAATGTCCGAGTCGTCAACTACATCCTCTTTCATAGCGAGAATGTGCAAATCTTTCCCTCGCGGTGGGGGCCACTTGCTTATCTCCACCCCGAGAAAGACCAGCGACTCGTTACTGAGAATTATGTCGTTCGACTCAATAGCAATTTAGAAATCATCAACTGCACTAAAATTAAAATGCTAGAGCTTCACACTCCTATCTGGGAGTTTGTCGGGCTAGAAGATGCGCGGTTGGTGTATTGGGATGACTACTACCTCATCGGAGTTCGGCGCGACACGACAACCAACGGCGAAGGTCGTATGGAAATGTCGAAGGTCATCTTGGACAAAGAGGCGTGGACAGTTCAAGAGGTTAATCGCATACGAGTCAAAGCCCCGCAACCTGATAACTCCTACTGCGAGAAGAACTGGGTTCCGGTCATTGACCAACCTCATCGCTTTATCAAATGGCACTATCCTGTCGAAGTTGTAGATGTGCAATTGGATCAGGCGATACAGACTCACCTTTACTTTGACGGCGTAAAGCCACCGAAAGACCAGCGCGGTAGCTCACAGGTTATTCCTTGGGGCGAGCATTACATCTCGGTCACGCACGAAGTAGATTTATTCAAGAACTACCTCGGACAGAAAGACGGCATTTATCACCACCGCATTGCCGTCTATGATAAAGACTTGCGACTTATCGGCATATCACCTGAGCCGTTTAAGTTCCTTGATGGCAGAATTGAGTTTTGCGTAGGGGCGGCGCAATACGGTGACGACTTGTTGGTGAGCTTTGGCTTCCAAGATAACGCCGCTTTCGTTTTACAAGTACCCGGCGAGCTTGTAAATGAAATGGTGGCAGAGTGCTTATAGAGACTTTAATCGCAGACTTATCGCAAGACCCATTCAACCCACAACTAAACTTCAGCGTGGCGTGTGAATACGATAAGCATAAGCAGATAGCAAGCGCCGTGTCGTTCTATTTGCGAACGGCAGAATATGGCGCAGATACACATCCCGCTTTGGTGTATGCCTCACTCTTGCGCCTTGCTAAATGCTTTGAAGAACAGAATGATCGCCAAGCAACGGTGAGCAACTGCATCTTGCAAGCTATCGCCTATCTGCCCTATCGCGCCGAGGGATACTTCTGGATGGCGCGATTCTGCGAGCGCCAGCGCCAGTATCAGGAAACTTATACATGGGCCGAGATGGGCTTGCACAACGGCAAATCCTTTGATGCCGAGATAGATAACGAATACACCGATTACTGCTTGCTCTTTGAGAAGGGTGTGGCGGCGTGGTGGATTGGTCGCAAGGATGAAGCGGTCAAGATATTCAACGACCTTCTTGCCTACGACCTCACCCCCGAATATCGTGAATCGGTGGTGCGCAACCTTGCTTCTATTTGATATAGGCGCAAATAAAGGCGATGCAACTCAAGCCGGGCTAAACCTTGGCTACAAAGTAATAGCTATCGAACCGTCACGGATGTATGGCGAACTTGCGGGTAACTTCATCAACAACCCGAATGTCACGCCCCTAAAATACGCCGTATCCGATAGCGACTATCAGACGGTGGAGTTTTACGAAGCTGACGAAGATGGGTTAAGCACCCTGAATAAAGATTGGCTGACCGCCGAGACCATGCCCTACTCGGGCAAGCCGTTTCATACGATACAAGTTCTGACAATCACGATGGACACCTTGGTCAAGAAACACGGCAAGCCAGATTTGACTAAGATAGATGTTGAAGGCGCTGAATGGAATGTTTTTCGAGGCATGACTCAGCACTACGGCGAGCTGACTTTTGAATGGACTCGGGAAACCTTGGATCAGCATCAAGAGCAGTTAGCCTATCTCGCATCACTTGGCTATACGAAGGTTGCACCACAGTTCATCGTTCATCACTTGCAACGACCTGCAACTTGGTACAACATAGATTTAGATATAACAACATGGCGCAACGAACACGCATTATTTTGGGAATCGCAAGAATGGAAAAACGCAGGACTACGACCAACTGCCGATGTGGGCATGATGTGGGTTATATGACAAAGGAGAACAAGTGGGCTTACTAGACCGCTTCGCCGAGCGCGTAGCCTCAGAGATTGTTAAAGCACCGGGATTGCCAACGGGTGCGGTAGCGATGTCTGAAGCACAACTGCGCAATAGTGTTCTTACCCAAAACTCAGGTTACGGCACACAAGTACCACTCCCACGCGACCAAAATATTGCCAATGTTCCTTTCAGCCCCGG